GCTAATAGATCAAGTGAAGTAAATCCTTCTTGCCATGCACCGAAACTCCAAACTTCAGATGTATCAATAAACGGCATCTCCCAAGGTTTAAGGTTGTGAATTAGCAAGCCTTTAGGTAAAGAATAACCATTAATTAAGAGTCTTTTACACATCATAGGTACGTCAAATCTCTTAATGTTATGTCCGACAAACTTTAAGTTAAAGAACTTTTCAAAGACTTTGTGAATTCCTTCTAGTACTTCTATTTCCGAATCACTAGAATAGCTCTTAACTATCAAAGAGGGTCCTTCTTCTGTCCAACTAAGTCTTGCAAAAGTAGCACAGACTATTCTAGCAAATTCAGGGGTAAGTGCAGCCTTTTCTATGTAGAGCTCTTCGTCAGTTAAGTATTTGTTTTCTTCAAAACGTGATCGTAAATAATCACATCGCTTAGACCAGAGTTCAGCTTTCTTCTTGTTTGCAAGAAGCAGCAAGTCTAGTGATTCATATTCTGCAGCAGTTTCAAGATCAAAGAATACTGCTTTTATTAGTTCGGATTGGCTATACATATTATTTTTATACTAGATTTAGATTTTCAGTTTCCTCAAAAGAAAATAGAATAGGTGCATCAAGCAGCTCAGTGCTTTCTCGATAGCGAAGAATGGATAGATCTTTAGCTTTGGCTTCGATTTCAATATCGACAGTTAGACCATAGCTTGGAATCTTTTCATAGATATAATCAGAATGTGAACGATTGATGACTGATGAATCTTCATAAAGAGCCTTTGAGCTTGAATAGTGTTGCAGAGGAGTAAAACCCTGCCAAGTAGAAGCGGCTAGGTGAGCTGCCTCGTTTGCAGTAAGATCCCCTGTACAAAACCGGTGATGTAGGTGATCAAAAGTAACAGGACAGCCAACTACACGATAGACTCCATAATAGAGATCTTTGACTGAAAACTGCGATGCTTTATCATCGTTTTCCACAACAAGTCTCGCTTGCGTGTGGGGGGAAAGACGAGAGAAGTTTTCGCAAAACCTAGCGAGTGCAGATTCCTTGTCACCATATGAACCACCGATATGAATGTTGATAGGAGAACGATAATCTCTAGGAAGACCTATGAGATTCATAATATTTGAGTGCTGATCTAGATCATATATTGTCTTTTCAACAATGCTATCGGTTGGTGAGGCCAGGACATCGAATTGACCAGGATGAAAAGATATACGCATGCTGTTTTCATCTACGTATTTTCCAACCTTTGCAGCCACTGTAGCTATCTCATAAAAATCAGGTAGGTCACTGATTAGGTACTCACTCATCCAAGGAAAGAGATCAGACGACATGCGATATACCTGAATATCGTTTTGTTTATTCCACTCCAGTATCTTTAATAGATCACGCAGGTTGGCTAAGGCAAGTTGACTTGCGTAGGCAATTCCTTTTTCTTGCCAAGTTTTTTTTATCATTCCTCGATTTGTTGTTATTCCCTCGTCCTTGAGAGAAAGATTAATACAGCAATATCCTAGTCGTACACTCATATTGTTATAGTACTAATAATTATGTAAAATTAAAAATCGATGGGGCCCCGTGCGCGAGTAGCTACTAAAGTATCTATATAGTAATTATTAAAATAAAGACTATAGTATCTATTTACTATTATAGTACTACTAGTGTATACCCGCCCGCCATCCCATTATACTGGAAAAAAGCTCAGTGGTTTTGAATAAATATATTTTAGGTATAAAACTTTTCCAAAAATACTTAGTACAAGAACTTATCTAAAAACATCAATTGATGAATGACTATAGTCAGTATTGACTTCTCTATACTTTATCCAGGAATCTGTATATCGAAAGATTTTAAAGAATTTAAGTGGATATCAATAGTCAACACTAGAATCACAAAAAAAGAGAGGGAAAATCTAGACTGTTTAGTAGAACTCTATCCCAACCTATCAATATCTTACACTAGTAGCAAAAGAAAAACTGAAGCAGAATATCATCTGACTGAAAGAACTAAGTTAATTAATTATCAAGAGCTAATAGATCTTATAATTAAGGAAATCTTAGAAAAAACAGACGATGATAATATAATCTGTGCAATAGAAGGAATTTCGTATGGATCAAAAGGAAATTCTCTAGTTGATATCTCACAATCTACAGGTATACTAAAAATAAAATTGATTGAAGAAGTGTTGAATAATCAACATGAAAGACTCTTTGTGTTTAGTCCTAGCGAACTTAAAAACGCAATAGGAGCTAAAGGTAATGCTGGAAAACTAGACATATTTGAAAAGTTTAAAGTGGATCCAATACTTGAGTCTGTAAAAGATTCTGATTTGTTTAAAGCAGTTAATTCACAAAAGTGGATAGTGAAAGGTGATAAAATAACTTCACCAATAATTGACATGATAGACTCTTACCTAGGCGTAGTTAAGATATATCAGTCATCAAAATAATTTAAAAAGAAAATGGCTAGAAAAAAGAAAGGTGACGTACACTACATTAACAACAAAGAGTTTACTCAAGACATTATTGAGTGTAAGAAAACTGGAGAGCTCTCAAAATATTCAATAAACTGTTTTATTAGTCTAGCGAATAGAGCAGTAGATAGACTCTATTTCAGGGATTATCGTGATAGAGAAGACTGTATTCAATCTGCAATTATTGACTGTTTAAAGTATTGGAAGAGCTTTGACGAGACTCGAAGTGCTATACCTAATGCTTTTTCATATTTTACACAGGTATGTAAAAACGGATACGCTAAAGAATGGAAAAAGATTCATAAGAAGACAGGTCTTGATCCTGAAGATACTTTAGAATTTATATCACTAAACATGAATGGCGAAAATTCAGTATACAGCATATAACTCGTATTACTGGATAAATAATCTAGATAAAATAGAATTAAAATGAATGTTCAAAACTTACAGTTTTTTGATAAGCTTGGAAACAACCTTAACTTAGAGTTTGATAGTGAGCTATCAGCTTGGGTTGGAACTATTTACTTTACACAGGTATCAATAAGCGTTTTTGATAATCAAAACCTTTTTTTACTTGAAAAAGTAGGTAATAACTATAAGTTTCCAACAATAGCTGCTAATTCTTTTTTTAAATTTAGTTGGGAGGAAGATATAAACAAAACAGAGTTGTTTTTATATGATGTAGTTGAAGATATCACCTTAAATGAAAATTTTATATCAACAATTCAATATAAAACAATTTCTCATTCAGATTTCAACACTAATTCAAATTTACCGTTAGATTATAGATTTCCAATGCAAGTAAATGTTGCATTTAACCCAAGTAATGAGCAGGTTTATGAAAGAACGCTATTAATTCACTATAATAGCACACTAATTGCAAAAATAGGCTTCTATGGTGAAGGCGAGGATGAAGAAGAGCGTTTTAATGTGTGGTTGCAAAACTTTGGAATAAAATTTTTAAGAGAGGACGCAAATATCCTTAAAGATTACGATATTAAGGAAGCAAATCCAAATTTAGAGTCATTAAATCAAATTCGCAAGGAACTTTTAGTAAATCGTGAAGAAATTTATCCCTATATTGGTACATACAAAGGACTAATCAACTTTGTTAACATTTTAGGCTATAAAGACGTACTTAAAGTGAAGGAATACTGGCAAAATGTCAATACTAACTCCTCTTATTTTAATACTTTGAACCTGGTCGACATCACTGACTACTTAGATGATGGAAAAATAGATACACTAGACCTAGTTGACTTAAATAGCTCAATAATAGCAGGTCGACAGTTCAAAAAGACTGAATTTTTAGCACTAGTTTATGAATTCACTAGAGAGACTGGTGAATACGATGATGATGGGATACCTCTAACTGAAGAGACGACTAACTTTACAGTAAACGAAGTATTCTACAAGCTTAATGCGTTAAATAAGAAGCTAAAAAATGAATTTTTACCTATAAATGTTAAAATAAAAGACATAATTGGTGAGTTTCTATATTTTCAAAAGATAACTATCAACTACTGGACAGATTCCACTATAATTTATGATTACTCTCTTAATGAGTCAGTTGAAGTTTTAATGTATCCCGATATAAAGAGCTCAAACCTACTTATTAGGGACCTTTCTCCTTTGTATAGAAAGAAACTAGCGTCGGGTATAGACTTTGGAGTAGTAAGACTAAATGATTCTAGTCAAGACCCATATGAAAATTCTCAAAGATGGACCAGAGACCAGATTCCAGGTATATCTGATTACATAAAAAGCTTCTATACTGAAATTAGAGATCAGCGCTACCCTGACCTTAACCATAGATTAAGTTGGGAGTATGGCGATGATCCTGAGAAAAAAATAGGTGCACCCATTGTACTATCTTTAGGGCTAGCTAAGTTCACTGTTTTTGATCTTAGGGGAGTTAAGTTAAGCGATCTTAGTTCAACTTATGCAGGTGTTGATCCGTACTGGACCCTTGAAAACATCGATTATAGAAACTTTTATGAAATTAATTGGAAGATCACAAAAAATGCGCCTAATCCATATAATTTTGAATATCGAGGTAAAGTCGTTGACTTACATACACTTCCTCATTTTTGACCCGCAATCGGCGAATATCGAATAACTATCGAACTATACGATTTTTGCGGAAATATCAGTGTATTTTCAAAGTTAATTATGGTCTCTGAGACACTTACTCCTGAGATAGTAGGTTTTACTAGACTAGAAGATAAATTCGATTATTGAATTAGCAACCTGTCAAATATTCAGCTGCAAGACTTTGGTGCAAATCCTCTCTATTTTCCTAGAGTAAACGTTTTAGATTTTGAAGAAATATCTACTCAAGTAAATATCTACAAAAACCTACTCGACTGGAACTCTTTCTATAAAAATAGGTATGGTATGGGTCAAAATCTATATGATGTTGATATTTATGATGAAGATACTAATTCGTATGTTGCATATACCGATCCATTACAAAGCAATCCTAATAAAAGATATTGGGGACTAGGTGAAGGCGATATTCCTATCAAAATTAAAGACTTGAGAGATATGCAACTTAAGAGTCTATATTGGATGAGATTAAGTGATCTAGTCTATCTAGAAGACTTTAATGCAGGCTTTATAATTTCTAAACCTGCACCAGGAAAGATAATTAAATTTTCGTTATTTTCAGAATATACGATTCCTAATTATTCTACACTAACTGAACTTGCTCAAATACTCACAGATAGCGATCATCCAGGAGTTAGACTTTTTGACTATGTTGCAGTTAAGACTGCTATTCATGCAAGTGCAAAGTATTTAAGTAGGGAAATGTATCATATATTATTTTCGCCAGGTGCAGGTAGTCCTGGACTCAGTCCTTCCCCAAGTGCAGGCAGTCCTGGTAAATTTAATGCTGGTCTAGATAACTACACATTTTTCTTACCTAAAAAAGTACACTCAACTCGAACAATAGACTTTTTAAAGTCAATATCTCCAGTATTTGATATAGAGACACTATTTCTTCTAGCCAAAACCAGTGATGTTTTGAATGGAAATGTGCAGGACCCTCAATTTTGGGTAGAAGAGAAGTATTGGAAGTTTGAAAATGATTTACAAAAAGGCCACTTACCTACTGCAATCGACCAGAATGCGTTTAACCTTACTAGTATAAAGATATTTAAAGATTCATTTGTGCTTCCTGAAAACGGAATAGTCTTTTTTGTTATAAACAACATTGATGGTAAAAACGAATTTATTTGGACTTTACGAGATGAGCCAAATAATAAAACAATAATAAAAGTAAGATCAGTTCCATTCTTTGTTTGGAAGTTTAAAGATATAGGAACCTACACTTTATCAGTAGATGTTATTGATTCAAACAAAACAATTTACAAAAACTCAGTAAAAAATATAATAAGGGTTCTAGATAAAACCAATTATATGATTAATACTGAAACTAGGTTAAATCTTAGGAAAAACAAGTTAATAAATAACTAGATTAAAATTTAATAAATAACTAAAAATAATAAAAAACAATGGCTTTTACACCAGTTTCTATCCCAATTCAAGAAATACTTTTAAGTGATTTTGTTACTGATATCGCAAGCATAAGTAATACAAATGATCTTCTTCTTAAAGATAAGATAGAGGACTTAATCAATGTTCTAGAGATTGACTTAAATACAATCTCAATAGGGACTGACAGTCCAATAAATTATGTTAAAGCAGGCACTGTGATTGCACAGGGTAATGGTTTTATTTTTCAAACAAACGCACCAGTACAAGTAATTTCAAAAATAGAGAAAAACGTTAGTAACGAATCAGTATTTACAATTGATAGAATTGATGCTAATCTTTCAATCGACACTGATATTTTTACCGTAAATGACATCACAGTAAACACAGCATTAACTTCAGACGGCGAAGCAGTATTTAATGCGAGTCTACAACTAAACAGCCAATTTATTGAATCTAAAGAATCAGTAACTCTAGACTTAATTAAAACTAGTTCAACCGATGGCTCTGCTAGACTCACACTTACAAGTACTTCTAGAAAAAATATATTTGTTACTCTTAAAGCTACATCTGCTCCTACTCTTAATCCGTTATATGATGGAATCAGCGCAATTGTTGCAGGAATAACTAACTTAGCTGTATACATTGATTTCGATGCTGCCAATCCGCCAGCGCCAAACTCAAGCTTTACTATTTACATAGTTGATGTAATTGAAGGAATTACTTCAACCTCAATTATTACAGCAGTCACATTAGCAGCCATTCCAGTTTATATTAGCGGAGGCTTCAATTTAAACGTAGGACCAGCTTCTACAATTTTATTACACGACTCAACAAGTTCAGTAGGAGTAAATCCAGTAAGTTCTTTACCTAGTAACACTCAAATTGTACAATATAGAAATAACGCATCTTTGCTTTACATAATTGACCAAACGTCAAACGACCGCTTAATTGTTACTAGCCTAGTTGGAATGGAATTGTTCTAATAAAAAATTTTTAAAATAAATGGCAGTAGCTCCTTTAATAAAGCCGATACAAGATAAGAAGGGTATTTTTTACAGCTTTCAAAGCGCATTAGAAGACATAAACATTACTCTAAGTAATAGTGAAAATGCAGTTAGATTTTCTAAGTTTGCTCTATTGAGGATTCCTGAAATAGGTGAACCTGATACTTTACTTACTGACAATAAAATACAGTTTGTGGCTCCTGGTGAGACTCCTTTATCTGAAGGTTTAAATCCAGACAATAATATTAACATTGCAGAAAGCTTTCAAAATTATGCTTTAAACTTTGAATCATTACTTTTAAATAGGACTCAATACAAGAAGAATGAAAAATTAACAGTTTCTGAAAGAGTCTTCTTCAAATGGCTAAAGGAAATAGGTGCAATTCGATACCAAGACGCAAACTCATTAGAGAAGAACATAAACCTGCTTGGTACTGAAAAAAGATTTGTTGAAAAGACTGAAGTTAATTCAACATATAATCGAGTAGTAAAATATGTAGGCGATATTGATGTAGTAAACTCATTGAAATCAAATCAAAATTCATATACTGAAGTTTACATCCACGTTCCAACTAATGTTGGAACAACTCCATATGTTCTATTTAAGTCAGTTTCTGATGCTAACTACTTTCCAAACATGACAGTTGCTAATATAGGTGCTGATCCTATTAATATAGAATATCTAGTAGGTCGTAAATATAATGAAACTCACCCATTTGGTCTATCACTTAAAGCCTTTTATGATCTCGACGATCAAAGTGTTCTTACTCAAATAAAAAACAATATTGGCGATTCTTATGTTACTGGAAACTGGTTTAATCAAACCGTTAATAATTCATACTATACTGATAATTACAACAGTACAGGTAACTTTGATGTTGCTACCGATCAGTTTATAACAAAACAGAAAGGTTTAATAAACGCTGAGTATGTTAGAAATACACTAGATGGTGTCTCGATCGACTTTGATCTAGCTAACTATAAACTAGCATCTGAAAATTCCCAAATAAAAGTATTTTCTCAATTCAATGACTATGTTGCAAATAGAGACTTTGAATTTAATGCTGTGTTGGTTTATTATGATACATACGATCCAAACAACTTAGATTCAAACGGATCACCTATTGATTTTAAAACCAATCTATATGGTGTACTTTTTCTAGATAGGATTCAACAAGACGGTTTAGAGTTTAAAATACCAGTAATTTCTAAGTACAAGCCAGACCCATTAAATAAAGTGAATGGAAACTCATTTTCATTTAAAGTTAACTTAAAACTTGACACTTCAATTGAAGACACTAAAACTGAGAAATCAATAAATGATTATTCAACCTTTTCACTAGAATTATTTACTGACGTTTTAACTGAGTTTAAAAACTTACAAGTCAAATATAATGACCAGCTTTTAAAAATACAGCAACTTTCACAAGACATAGAATCTTTAAAGGGTCTTCTTTTAAATACTGAAGATAGTACTGAACTAGGGGTTAGAGTTAAAACACTAGAGACTTCGCTGACTGAGAATCAAGCAATATTTAGTAAAACTGGTGAATTAGTTAAAATGATAACTAATACTAACACTAAAATTGATTCAATAATTAATGGAGAAGCGAATGTTGTTATTTCATATGATATAAATGCAGTTAGGGGAGGAGACGGTATCGGTGTAGACAGAAGAGTCATGAATAGACTTTCTATAAACAATGTAAACCAATCATATAACTTAATACCTGATTCTATTCGTAATTTATTTACCTCAAATGTAATTAAATTAACCAAGTTTACAAACTATATTTCTCACTCAAATAATGCAATTCCAATAACATTAATTAAAGACCTTTCAATTTATATAGATGATTCTTCCATTAATTGGTTGAACGGTCAAGTATTACGATTAGTTTTTGAAGATCAGCTAATTCCAACAGCCTTTGACGTTAAGTTATACACAGATAAATTAAATTTACTAGGCTTTGGAGAATATGGAGTACAGATCGCAATTTTTAATGACCTTGATTTTACACCTTCAGGAAACACACCAATTTTTGATATCATGTGCTTAGACCTAAACACATTAAGTTTTAAAATAGATAAAATAAGATAAAAACAGATGGCTGAAAATAAACACACAATATCTGACGTATTAAAAAGGTTAGTTGTTGATATTGGAAACATGAACTCCTTTCTTTTTAGTTTGAGAGACGTACTAGAATCACAATCAGAAAACGTTTCAATCGATCAAAAAAAAGAAGACGGTACTACTGTTAACATAAGCGTGCCTTCTTTTGGCTACTTAAAGGGTAAAGTTGATGAAATAAACACAAACTTAAACACCTTACTCTCTGTAAATAACAATGTTATTGGTTTAAAATCAGCAAATGGTGATGTTAGAAAGTTTGAACTAAAGAGGACTTCTCAATTAATTAATGAACTTGAATCCTTTAGTAATACAAATATCACAATACCTACTAGCTTCAAAGTAAAAAATAACTGGTTTTTTGAATCTTTCCTAAATCCATTACTCTATGTAAGCCTAGACGTATCTGCTCTATTAACAAATGATATCGATCGTTTTTCAGTAAAGAGAATTATACTTAATTCAGCCGATGACTCAGCAAACGACTATTTTGATGCAAACTACAAAGGCCAAAGTGATATCGACTTAACCACCTTAAAAAAAGAATTAAATGATAATTCTTTTGATTATTTCGAAGACGATAATGTAGTTGAACTAGAAATACCTGTAAATCGTTATCGTGGATCTTTCGATGTTTTAAACATTATTGAAGAGACTGTAAACCAAACTCTTACTAGCGGTACAGTAGTTACAATAAATCGATTAAGATATAAACTAAACTCTTTAACTTTTACTGATGTGTTATCTGATATTTCCAATAGTAAAACAATTGCTGTTGGTGATACTTTAATAACTATGAATGATTCTGAATATAAAGTAACTTCAATAAACACAACAGAGTCAGAAGTAGTTTTAGAGAGAACTTTTGGACTTGAGGCTATTTCAATTGGTGCAAACGCGCTTAAAATTAAACCCAATCCATACCGTGTTCCGGAACTTGCAGTAAATGTTGGATTTAATGAAAGAGAAATAATCTTCATTAGACCTATTAGTAAAGCACAAAATTTAACAGTTGACAATTTCTCAAATGGTATTGCCGTCTTTACTAATGAATTAACTATTCCACTACAAGATGAAAGCACAACAACTTTAGCTAGCTATTATAACAACTTTGTTTCAGACTTCGGTTTAATACTTTTAAATTTAGCTAAAGAAAAAACAATTCCTTCTATTCTTGGTGCAATACCAGACGCGCCACTATTAGACAGTAAGAATTTTACAGTATTTCAAATAGATCAACACATTCAAGACGATAAAGGCGTAGCTGACTTGACTAATAATATAAAAGAAAAGGCGGGTATACAGAATGAAATAGATGAAATTAATAAAAAAATAGATATAATCAAATCAAAGATAGTTAGTGTCGCTAAAACCCCTAAAGAATCTATTGCATTAAAGAAACAATTAACAGATGTTCAAAAAGAAAGAGATGATAAATCTGCCGCTCTTTCAACCCTAGTTAATAACATAAGTCTACAGCTTTCTACTAACCCACAATTTACTACACCCAAGACTTATAGAATCAGAGGATTTTGGCAAATACCTCTACCTAAATCTAGCCAATATGGTGAGCAACAAGTAGTTCAGTTTAAATATCGATATAGATATTTAAGTGCTTCTGGAAATCAATCTAATGCTCAACAACAATCTTTTTTAGACGTTGATGGTTCTACTAAGCAGGCAACTTTTTCTTCATGGACAGAAGTTTTAACTACTCCTAGAAAAAGAGAGTTAAATGAAAGTACTGGACTTTATAAATGGGCTGATGAGATCGTAACTGATGCAAACACTGTAAATTCAAATCAATTAGACATCCCAATTAGAAAAGGAGAACTAGTTGAAGTTCAAATTAAGTCTATCTCTGAGGCAGGTTGGCCAACTAACCCAACTGAGTCAGAATGGTCAGAAATAATACAAATACCTTTTCCAGAAAACATACAGTCTCAAGAAGATGCTACTGTTACTTCACAAAAAGCTTTTGCTGAAAAAGCAAAGATTGATTTTCAAAAATCACTTTCTTCAGTCGGTCTAGACACTCATTTAGCTAGTCAATTTAACCAAAATAATAGGTTCTTTTCTCACATAGCTGAGGATATCGCTAGTGGTTTTTATACAGCTGAAGGTAATGTAGTAGATCTATACGAAAAGCTTAAATCAGTACAGCTTTCTTTAGACTCTATTCAAGAATCAATTGCTACTGATTTGGGTGCAATTAAAGTATTAGTATTAGATTCAGATGGAAATAAATTAGAAGTAGCAAACGGTGATAGTATAAACCTTTTTGCTGGTTATTATAAAGATCTAATTAAAGATACTACGAGTGGAACTGTAATCTATAACGAAGGAGAAATAGTAACAAAACAATATGCTATCTCAATTCAAAATACTTCTGCTACTAGTTTAGAACTAATTTCATTATTGTTTGGAGGACTGGACCAAACTGCTAACTCTTCTGATCCTATAGCAAACCCCGACCAAGACTATCATGTAAATCGTAGATTTGATATAGTTCCAATTGGGGTAAACTCAAATCCTACACCAATAATTGGAAACAGTAAGCAGCCTGCAAGTAAACAGTCTTCTCAAGTTAGAAGCCAGTTTGCTTATGCTAGAGTAAGAAATTACGGTCTTTCTGAGGAAATATATGCTCCAACTAACCCAAGTACAGGTTATTTATTAGCCGTTAGCTATGATACCTCTAGTGCGACTTCTTATAGAGGTCAGACTATTGGAGCTACGTTAGTTCCATATAATTGGGGACATTACCTACCGTTTAATCCTAACTTTGCTGTGCCTGGCACAGCAACTAATCCTAATGTTTGGAATGGAACTACTAACGCCGCTGGTGTACCTTCTGCTAATGGTTATCTTACTGAATTTTGTATATCTAAATTCCATCCAGAACTAACAACATATGGACCCAGTTTTAACTCAATATATTCAACCGTAAATATTACAAATAAATTTAGACCTAGTTTCGCAGCAACAGTTCCACCGACAGTTAATGTTGACGCACCGCAAACATATCTACCATTTTCTCATGCTCTACATATGGAAACCTCTAATTCTGAAATAACTAATGCATTTGGTGTAGAGTATTACAAACAGGCGACTATGATTAATCCAGTCGCGCCTACAAGTAATACTACTCGTAACGATTCACATTATCCAATTAAGTTAGGATTTATTCCAAACGATAAATATTTAATCGGTAAATACACATGTGGCTCTTATCTTTACTTTTTTCCAACAACTTACGAGTCAATTTCAGTAGAAGGAAACTTTCCAGCTAGATCAACTAAATCAGTTAAGAGCGGAGCTGAAAATGCTTTAAATATTCCAGTAATATTCCAATTTAGATGTTCAGACACACTAGGCTTTGTTGGTGGGTACAGAACTTCTGGGAATTTAACAAATATTCAATACACTAAGAAAATAGGAATAGACATCATCTTAAAGGATGGTCAACCTTTTTCTTTTGATTTACAAGCAAGTGCCCAATATACCAAAGAAACATCTATTGATTCACCGATCGTTCAAGGAAGCGGTATCACAGTTGGTTTCTAAAATACTTTTATAGAATAATATGCAAGAATTACAGTATACTAAGGTTTTAAAGAATGACTCTAGTTTTCAACTAGTTAGGACCAATCCCAAGCTTACTGGTAATGTTAAGATTTCTATAAATGAAAGCGGCGACATGTATCTTAATGCTATTAAAGCAAACCGAGAGCTTTCAAACGACGACTATTCAAAGTTCCCAATTGATCCAACTAGAACTCACCCAGCTAACTTATTTCATTTCTTTAAGGGTGGCAAAACACCTGAGGAAATAATTTTTGACCTTAAAGAAAAAACAGATCCATATAAGACCTCTAAAAACTTCAAGGATCAATATGATTTTTCTCATTATTTTAGTGGAGCAAAATATCTTGTTTCAAATAAGTATGATGAAAAGCTTAGTTATTTTGCTCCAATCTACTTAAAAAATGAGATTCCTAACTATTTTGTTATTTTTAAAATAGAGGACCCATTAAACAAACCAGCCAATGAGATTAAAGCAGCGTATGAAGCTGGCGATGATCGTGGTGAATATCTAATTGATTTCTTTAAAAAGTCAACCATAATTAAGACATTTGATCTTAGACCAGAAACAACAGTCGGCAAATATATTAGAGATTATGTAAAAGACATAAACTTTCCAATTAGCCCATTAACCGTTTCTTTTGAAGAGGATGAGTTTACTAGTTGGAATGGAATACTCATAAATAATGGAGTCTTTGGAAGTAAGAGCGAATACCTATATGAATTTTATAAAAACTCATATCCTTTAAAGTTTTTTGAAGAAAACATAACAAATGGTTATTCAAGAAACGGAGTAATTTTTCCAAATATTTTAAATTTAGAGTTTATATTTAACGATGACTCTTCAAACAAGTATGATTTTAATAGATACTTAGGGATGTATGTAAATACGCTAGAGCTAACTTCTATTGAACTTGATTTGGCTCGCATATATGCTGAGAGAGCAATTTGGGAAAATACGCCAGTACCCAAGAAGAAACATTTAGAGACTGATGAAGTTGTCCTGTTACAAGAAAATCAAGACGGTGTACAGTTTACATATAAAGAATCAGCCTTAAACTTATCTGAGTTTAATGAAAGTCTTGTAAGTCAATATGATATTTATTTTAATTATTTACAAGATAAAGATGGTGGTATACACCTAGTTAAGAGTGATAACCAATACCTAGTCGATTATTCTGAAGAGAGATTAGCAAATTTAAGTTTTTCTAGTATTACCAGTAAAACTACAGTTACTCTTGAATCTCATGGGTATGCTACTGGTAATTTAGTAAAAGTCAACTGTTCTGCTGACTCTGCATACACTGGAGAATATTTAGTAACGGTGGTTGATCCTGATAATTTTACTTATAGTATGAACGGTCCAGTTGCAATTAATCCAGTAAACGGACTAGTCAAAATAGAAAAAGGCACAGGAAAACTTCGTCTCTCCGATAAAAAAATAGACATGGGCCTCTTCTTTGGTCAAAGTAGAAACCTTTTTTTACAAGATGAAGGCGTTGCTACTAGCGTTG